CTAGTCGGTGGACATTATGTGGACACTCCCACGCATAGGGTTAAATCGTATGGCATCAGTCAGATAATCTGGGGCGAAGTGAGCATATGTCATTGTTTGCTCGATTGTTGTATGACCCAAAATACGCTGTAGCGTGATGATATTCCCGCCGTTGATCATGAAATGTGTTGCGAAGGTATGGCGTAAAACATGCAGTGCCTGACCTTTCGGCAAGTCTGGCTTAATCTTACGAAGAACATCGCGAACTCGCTCATAGTTGGTATCGAACAATTTCCCCGATTTGCGTGTAAGGATGTAGTCCGCGATTTCCTTCGATATCGGAACAGTACGAGCTGGGCCGGTTTTGGTCTTAACAAAGGTCACACGGTTACTTATCACGTTTTCAGCTTTAAGATTACTGGCTTCACCCCATCGTGCTCCTGTATTCAGGCAAAGAACGACAACTCTGCGATCATCCCCTGTAAGGGCATTCAGCAAATGGTGGATCTCTTCTTCGGACAGAAATGACATTTCTGTGTTTTCCAGACGTAACTTCTTCACGGCGCGAAACGGGTTTTCGTGATGAAATTCTTCCATATCTATCAGCAAACTGAACATGCTGGACATGGAACAGAAATCCCTGTTTACCGTGCCAGCAGATACTCCACTATGAAGTCGTTCTGCACGATATTTCATCAGGAAGTTGCGGGTAAGCTCGTACACTCTGGGTTCCGCCATTTCTCGGTTGATTTTTTCCAAACGCTTTTTATATGAGTCACCATAGTTGTGATTCTTTCCATGGTAGCTCCACCATAAAGAAATTAACTCGGATACAAGCCTCCTGTCTGCGGGTTTATCCTGCCATTCTTTATCGTGAAAGTTTGTCAGTACATACCGCTCGTATGCCTGTGCTTCCGCCTTTCTGTCAAATTTGCGTCGAATCCTTCTTCCTGAGGTTCCGCGCGGTCTAACGTCCACTTCAAAACGACCATCATCAAGCTTCTTAATCGACATAGCGAAGCCCTCCGATGTATGAATCATTATGTAAATTTTGCTCTAACGCATTGAAAAACCAGATATTTAGCCAATTTTCCGGGTGGAGCGGGATGATGTTATGTTGTCTTGCCCATCAGGGGAGAGAGACGGGGACACCTGCCCCGCAATTGGTGCCGTCTTATCTGTCATTAACCAGAGTGTATATTTTTCAAACATATGTACCTCAATAACACTTTCTAAGACTTCTGCACGAGCTGGCTGATGGCCAGTTTCGTACTTTTTTATTGTTCCAAGAGCTACCCCAGTAAGCTCTGAAAAATCTTTTTGAGTTAACCCTTCAGCTTTCCGGATCTGCCGGAGTTTCTCCGCATAATTTCTTGACATGGTTCTTGTATCGCAACTATTATTGGTTCTTACAAAAGAACCTTGAAAAAAGAACCCTAGAACGACTTAAAGCGCCCTAGGAACCCAAACTAACGGAGGATACCACAGATGAAGGAACCAGCAGAAAAGGCGCTTTCAGAGTTGGTGACCCCTGAGCTTTTTGCCGAATATATAGGCAAAACGCCTGCTGCAATTCGCAAAATGGCCACGGCTGGAAAACTGCCGGTAATCCGCATGAAAGACCCTCTAAATCCATCAAAAAAAGGTGGGGAAATCTATATCCATCGGGGGGAATGGGATGCTTATGCCCTTCATCTGGCTCAAATTGCCCCGCCTGAATGGCATGACTGGAAGAACCGTTTATTCACGAAAGATAAAAGTGCTCGTTAGTAAACTAAATATTATTGGGGATTATCATGAAGACTAAATACGCCACTCTTATTCGTAACCTGTTGCAGAGTTACCATGCTCAGGCAAACGCTATTGAAAAAGAAACGTTCTCTGTCCATAGCGATGGCTTGCAGTTAATGGAATTGAATATCCAGCTTGCGAAATGTCTTGAGGGAATTACTTCTACTGCTCGTTTTAATAACGATAATGATGATTTTGAAGAGTTGCACAAGATTACGCTTATGGTGTTTGGTGGGAATATACCAATTGAAAATAATATTTCCGGGCTTATGTCGCTTGCTACCACAGCGTTAAAAAGTAATAACTCGCATCTTAAATCTGTTGCAGCTTCCCATCGTTAAGGAGCCGATATGAAACATTTAATGATTGACCTTGAAACAATGGATAATAAACCGACTTCTGCGATTGCTTCTATCGGTGCTGTGTTCTTTGACCCTGAAACTGGCGAAATGGGTGAGCAGTTTTATCAGCGCGTTAGCCTGGGCAGTTGTGTAGGCCACGGTCTCACTATGGGTTCAGAAACCGTATTATGGTGGATGCGTCAGGATGCCGAAGCGCGTAGCGAGCTGCTTAATGATGATTGCCTGGACTTGCCTCTGGCTTTAGCGAATCTGGAATCCTTTATTACTGAGCATTCTGACCCATCTAAAGTGCAGGTATGGGGGAATGGTGCGGCGTTCGACAATGTTATTTTACGTAATGCATCAGATAAATGCGGGTTTGCCGATCCACTTTGGTACTGCTGGAATGACCGTGATGTAAGAACGGTTGTTGAACTGTCAAAAACACTTGGGCTGAATGTTCGTAATATTATTAAGTTTGATGGTGTTAAACATCACGCTTTATATGATGCCATTCATCAGGCTAAAGTTGTTTCTTATGTCTGGATGTATCTTGTAAAAATAGCCAGTGTGAAATGACGATGCTTACAGTGACCTCTCATGCAAGTGAAAGTGTCATAGCAAAGGCATTTTCTGTGCTGACGGAATATTACAGCGGCAAAAAAGTATATCAGGTTATAAAACCGCATCATTATTTTTCTGTGCATGTCTCTTATCGCTGGCGATTATTGAGTAAAGATAGGGGGCGGCATTGGGAGTTAATGACGCATGAGCGATATAACAAACAATACCGAATATAGTTTTTTGCCTTTTATACCTTTCTACATCTGGATTAATTATGAATGCCACAATACAGCAGGACGTTGTGCGCCGGCTCGTTCAGGATTTTGAATTCAAGGAACGGGATAAATATTTGCAGCAGGGCGTTTGCCCTAAATGCCATAAACGCGAATTATTCACCAGTATAGAAAAGCCCTGGATACTGAAGTGCGGCCGTGAAAACAACTGCGGCCATCAGGTCGTTGTCAAAGAGCAGTATCCTGAAATCTTTGAGGACTGGTCTAAGCGGTACCAGGACACCCCTGAAACCCCACATGCCGCTGCTGAGGCGTACCTGCGTGAGGCGCGGGGGCTGGATACTGAACCGCTAAAAGGTTGCTTTACTCAGGGCGCGTTCGTGAAGGATGGCATGGGGTCGGCAACGGTCAGATTTTCGCTGTCATGCGGTGCAACATGGGAGCGCATCATTGACCAGCCTCAGCGCTTCGGTAAGCAGAAAGCCAACATCAGGGGAAGCTATGTCGGTCACTGGTGGGTTCCTCCCTTTATTAACCTGCAGGAAGTGAACGAAATCTGGATCACTGAGGGAATCTTCAACGCACTGAGTCTGTGCCAGGCAGGGTTACCTGCAGTTGCCACACTGAGCAGTAACAACTATCCGCTGGCCGCACTGGATACGCTGGCCAAAGAACTGGGCGAAAAACCACGTCCACGTCTTGTATGGGCGTTTGACGGCGATAAAGCCGGCACAAAGCACACGCTGGCGTTCGCTGCCCGTAGTGATGCTGCAGGATGGAAAACCCGTGCCGCGCAGCCGGTAAAATCATCGGCATCGCTGGACTGGAATGACCTGTTGTTACGTAACCGGTTCAGTAAGTCGGACATTAAAAATTATCGCTACTATGGCGATCTCCTTCTGGCAAAAAGCCCGACTGAGAAAGCCCTTCTTATGCATCAGCACAATGAATGGCACTCGTTTTATTTCGAACATGGTTCCCGCATGTACTGGTTTGAGCTGGATCTGGACAGGTACATGCGAGCCTATGAGCGCATCACCAATACCGGTACCGAAGTAGTGATGGAGTGGGAGGCAAAAGAACGGGCGGTTAAAGAGTCAGGCGGTGTGACCGAAATTGCCAACTGCTGGCTGACGCCGCTTTATTTCCAGCGGTCTGAACCTACAGACGAGTCCTGGTATTACGTGAAGGTCAGTATGCCGAACCGGCCAGCCGTGAAAGATACTTTTACGGCTAATCAGCTCACCAGTTCCGCCGAGTTCAAAAAGCGTCTTCTGCATATCGCCAAGGGGGCGGTGTATACCGGCAGTACCAAACAGCTGGATAAGTTCATCCAGATGCGCCTCCCTGAAATCAAAGAGGTAAAGACGCAGAATTTCATCGGCTATAACAAGGATTATGCCGCCTGGTTGTTTAACCGCGTGGCCGTTTGCGATGGCCGGCTGTATGAGATGAACGACGAGGATTACTTCGAAATCAACAGTGCCAGCGTTAAGAGCCTGAGCCTCACGCCGGCGCTGGATCTGAATCCGAAGCTGAACGAGTTTACTACGGGTTGGGTAGACGATATCTGGACGGCATTTGGTGAAAAAGGGTATGTGGCGCTGGCGTTCTGGCTAGGGTCGCTGTTTGCCGAACAAATCCGCGAGCGTGACAAGTCATTTCCGTTTCTGGAAATCGTGGGCGAGCCGGGGACAGGTAAATCCACGCTGATAGAATTTCTCTGGAAGCTCGCCGGCCGTGAGGAATACGAAGGGTTTGACCCATCTAAATCTACCGCCGCCGCGCGTGGTCGTAACTTCGCCCAGGTCGGTAATCTGCCGGTTGTGCTGATTGAGGGCGACCGTACTACCGATAACGCCAAGCAACGCGCTTTTGACTGGGACGAGCTGAAATCACTGTATAACGGTCGTGCCTCCCGCGCCGTGGGTATCAAATCGAACAATAACGAGACGTATGAGCCGCCGTTCAGGGGAAGTATTGTGATAGCGCAAAATGCCGACACAGACGGCAGCAAGGCGTTTCTGGAGCGTATCATCCACATCTATACCGACAAGCGCGGCCAGTCCATTCAGACCCGCTACGCCGCCGAGCGTCTTGAACAGATACCCGTCAGCCAGGTATCCGGGTTCACACTGCTGGCCACCATGCGTGAAAAAGAAATCATGAAGGTGTTTGGCCAGGGCTACGAACGTGCTCGTAGTGAGCTTGAGTCCAATATCAACATTCGCCATATTCGTATCGCCAAAAACCACGCGCAACTGGTTGGTCTGCTGGAAGCGCTGGCGCTGGTTGTGCCGGTACCGGTGGAACGTATTGAGAAGACCCGCGAGACCATCACCGCGCTGGCCGTGGAACGGTGTCAGGCGCTTAAAAAGGATCACCCTCTGGTGCAGGAGTTCTGGGAGCTGTTTGATTACCTGGATGAGCTGGCACCCTATGGCATCAATCACTCATCAGATGAAAATGAAATCGCGGTTAACTTCAATCACATGGAAGAGGTCGCCGCAGCACACCGGCAGCGTATTCCGTTCACATTAACGGAAATTAAAAAGCTGCTTAAAAACGGCAATGAACGCCGGTTTATCAGACAAAGCACCACGCGCAGCGCGGTAAGTGAGCGCCATAATCGTGGTAAAGGGGATATGCAGAGAATGCCGGAAACGTTCCGCTGCTGGATATTCAATAGGGATAAATAAGATTATGTCTGACTGGTTATTATGGGGAACATCGCTTGTCCTGGCTTTGCTTTCAAAATTAGTGAGAAAAATGGATCACGATGTTGTCACTTTATTTTGCATCCTCATTGCTTGTGCAATTGGTTATGGTCTGGCCACATTCTCATTTATGAATATGCTTCAGGAACTTTGACGGGTAACAGAAGTAAAAAAGCACCGGCAACGGTGCTTTTTTCTAAGCGACGGCGGTGCCGTCCTGACTTAAAAACTTGAGCATCAGCTGTTTTTGCTGCATATCAAGGCTGTTGCAGATAGTGGCGATCAACGCATCGCTGGATTTAGCGCTGGGGCTGATGGTATGTGAGAATGTCATATTCATCACAAAAGTGTGACCACATTCAACATCGGTACACGCGCAATATAAATCCGACAGTTCCTTGTGTTTTCGGGCTGTTTTTTTGATAACAGCCCTTGCCTCACATACCGGACAGTAAACCTTCATTACCCGCATATCCATCGCTCCGGAAGTTGGAAAACGATGATATTTTAGCCTTTTTGCGGACATTAATCACCTTCCAGCTCGCTGTCTTTCAGGAAATTAAGGTACAGGTGGGGCGGTACATCACTTTCCTGTTCCACTGCGGCGGTAAACATGCGCTGAATGGGCAAAATTTCTGCTTTGCGGTAGGTTTTGGCCGCTTTCTCAACATCTCCCATTACTGCGCCGTTCGTCGGGATAATCCCCGCCAGTCCTGCCGGGAATCGATGCGCGGTCAGTACGTCCTGGGCGCTGATGCTCTTGATATTCTGAAACTCATCTTTGGCGCTGATATCACCAATCGGGATAAATTTGATGCCGTCCGGATCGCCTTTGGGGATGTTCACAAACATGGTGCTGAAGTTCCCGATCCCCTTTGACTGCTCCAGCTTCTGAATAATTTCTTCTTCCACTTCATCAGTCATATTTGGGTCGTTACAGTAGATCATGCCACCTGTGTGTCCGCCGTTATGGTAGTAACGCCGGCGAAAAATTGTTGCCTCACCGTTAAGCAGGGCAGAATGGATACCGCTGATATAATCCGGCAGACCATAAATCGCCTGTTGCGGATCGTACTGCCTGAGAAAAATAATATCTTCAGGCGGATAAATCATCGGTTCACCCTGCTGCAGTACCACAAATTCCCCGGTCTTACGCTGGCGGGTATAGAGTGCCGGCAGCGGGTACAGCGCCACCACATCCCCCCAGCCGTTACGCACTTTCAGAATGGCCACATCACCGAAGGTCAGCCAGTCGAACACGGCTGCGCCAAGCTGTTCATGCGTCAGTCCGCCGTCTTTATAGTTTGCCGTCACCATATTGCGACGGGCATACAGCACACCGCCGTGCTGTGCGTTCAGGTTCACCAGTTGCGCCAGCGCCAGTCGGTCAATCGGGAGCGTCCAGTGTTCCGCTTCATTGTCATACCAGACGTCTGTGTAGTTTGTGCCGGTCGTCAGAATGGGTTCCGGTTTACCCAGGGTAATAAGGCTCATATGGCGCGGCTTGCTGGCGGTGCGGCGTTCCCTGTATTTCCGTTTTTTCATGCTGCTTTCCCTAAGTTACCCCAGCGTGATTTTCGCTGGTTTTCAAAGTTTAATGGTTCGTTGTCAATGGCATGGGCGATAGCCCAGAAACTGTCAGCGTGGCCGGTTTCTGCTGTACGGTCGGCGACAAACGTCATGGCGTTACCGCTGGCTGTGGACGTGCGGCGGATGGTCATAAAACTGGCGGCAATTTCGGTTTTTTCCTTATCCCATTCCACACGGCCATCTTCGATAACGTCGATCATCTTCATCACCAGGCGATTTTTCGTCTCCACGCCGTAGCGGATAGGCACCGCCTGACGCATGGCGAAGTGCTGCACATCCTCAAAGACCCCGCTCCCCAGCCCGGTGATATCAATGCCGATGTAAGTCATGTTGTACTGACCAAACAGCTTTTTGATTTGTGCCGCCTGCCATTTCCAGTTCATCCCCTGCCAGTGGAATACACGCAGTACCCGAAATTTTTCGCCGACCACTATCGGCGGCGCGATGATCACGAAGGTGGAGGTGTCTCCACTGCGAGCCGGGTCATAACCCGCCCACACTTCACGGTTGCCGAACGGCCGGGGCAGGTTTTCGTCATGATCCTCCCAGATATCCGGATCTACACAGCAGCGTTCTACGTGAGAGAACGAAAATACGCTGTCCTTGCTGTCCACGAACACGCACATATACAGCATGTTGAAAGTGTCGCGGTTGTAGCGGTTGCGCAGCTTCTCGATGCTGGCGAGATTAAACCCGCCTGCGATCGCGTCTTCCATCGTGATGATGTAGCGCCACTGTCCATCAGGACATAAACGTCCACCGTCGCGCAGCTCCTTCTCCGTGGGAAATTGTACGCGCGCGCGTTTTTTGTCACCGCGCTTCCATTCTTCACCAGTCCAGAACGGGTACGCCTGGTGCGTTTTGCTGCTGGGGGTGGAAAAGTAGGTGGTTCGCCATTTGTCGTGTGTGGCCATCGCGCTGGCCACTTCGTTTAATTTTGCAAAGTTGGGTACCCAGAAATATTCATCGCAGTACAGATGGCCGCTGTATGACTGGGCGGTGTTCTTGTTGGTGGACAGGAATCGCAGCTCCGCGCCGTTGGAGAGGCGGATGGGGTTTCCCGTCAGCTCCACGCCGAAATACTGCTCCGCAATGTTGACGATATAGCTGCGGAATACTTCCGCCTGAGCCTTTGATGCGGACAGGAAGATTTGCGGATCGCCTGTCATGACCGCATTCTCAAAGGCTTCTATTGAGAAATACCAGGTTGCACCAATCTGGCGGCTTTTCAGGATGTTCCTGATTTGCTGATGAAGATTAGCGCGAAGGTGTTTCTGGTAGCCGAAAAGGTGCTCCAGCGCGAACCGGTCAAAATCTTCCTGTGTCAGTCCGCTGATGTCGTTCTTTTTGTACTTGCCACGTTTCCGGGGCTTTTCGTCGCCACCGGACTGACGCGCCGGCGCATCATTTTCACTGTGTTTAATTTCTGCCAGTTTTTCCTGATGTTTATTGTGCTGTGCACGTAGTTTCACTAGGTGAGAAACGAGACTGTCCAGCTCCCGCAGCTCCAGCTCCGATTTCCCTTCACGTAATGTCAGTGACTGAATGCGGCGGTTTAATGCATCTTCGGTGGATTCATGACTGAGTAATTCCGCCCAGCAATATTTCTCCGCCCAGTAATAGACAATACGTCGGTTAGGCAGATTAAGCTCGCTGGCAATTTCCTGCGGGGTATAGCGTTTTAAATAAAGCGCCCGCGCAACGCCTTTTAATTCTTCTGAATATTTAGCCATGCACACATTATGCACGGGCGTTTGTATATTAAATCCCGCTTTATTTCTGATGTGTTCGGCTAATAGCCTATATCCGAAATGAAGTGAATGCGGCAGTAAATTTTATTGGCGATACTGAAAACCGCAGCATGAACGGAGGCAATATGTCAGGTTCACAACTGGCAACAAACTGGATTTGTATCGCCACTGCGGGTGAAACGGTCGATAAAAGAACCATTGAAGAACAATGGTTACTTGATGCCGCTGAATTATATGACCCCAATTTATATACCGCGCTGTTATGGCCGGAACATACCCGCAATTTCGGGAATATGGGGGAAGTGCTGGAAGTAAAAGCCGAGCGGGATGATGAAGGTATTCTTCGTTTATACGCCCGACTCTGTCCGGCTATAGCGTTGCTTCAGGCGAATGCGAAGGGGCAGCTTTTATTTTTATCACCGGAGTTTACACCGGACGGGAATTTCAGAAATACCGGGAAAACCTATCTTGAGGGGCTGGCCATTACTGACAGTCCGGCCGGGGTAAGCACCACACGGCTACGTTTCAGCCGCACCAGGGGAAAACGCATCGGACCATACAAGCCGCTGGCGTTTGATGAAGTCAGGGAATTTAAAAAGGAAAAGGGAATGTCAAAGACAGCGAAAAAGGGCTGGCGCCATTTTTTCAGTATCGAAGAACCGGAGCAGACCCCGGAGCAGGAACCTTCACAGTCTGATGCCTTACAGGCGCTGGCTGAAGCGCTGGATGCCATTGATAAGCGCGTATCTGCTATTGAAACCCGTCTGGGTGAGGCGGAAGAGGCGGTATCTGATGTGCAGGACGATGTGGACACCGTGAAGGAAGTGGTGGACACCGAAGATTTTGCGCGTCTGGTAGGGAACCTGCCGGAGCTGGTGAAGAACTTCAGCAAGCTGAATAACAAAGTTACTCAACTGCCGGACAAGAAATTCAGCAAGGGCAAAAAAGGCTTCAATTTCCTGTAAGGGATAACACTACTTTTCTTTAAGGAAAAAGAATATGCAATTAAATGCGAAAGCCCGTGAGTTCCTGCTTCAGTATCACACCGGGCTGCGTGAATCCTACGGGGCGACCGACAGCGAACGCTGGTTTGCACTCACCGACCCCAAAGAAACCCAGCTGCGCAATGCGCTGATGGAGCAGTCTGATTTCCTGAATCTGATCACCGTTGCCGATGTCGATCAGCTGCAGGGGCAGGTGGTTCCGGTTGGCAGCTCTGGCCTGTATACCGGGCGTGTGCTGGATGGACGCTTCCGTAAGAAAGTGGGCGTGAGTGGTAATGATTACAGTCTGGTCGAGACCGACTCATGCGCCGCACTCACCTGGCAGTTGCTTTCTGTCTGGGCGAACGCCGGCGATGAAAACGAGTTTTTCCAGCGTGTTCAGGAGTTCACCAATCAGGCGTTTGCGCTGGATATGCTGCGTATCGGCTTTAACGGTACCAAAGTAGCCGAAACCACGAACGCGGAAACCAACCCGAACGGCGAGGATGTGAACAAGGGCTGGCATCAGATCGTCAAAGAGTGGAAGGACGGACAGCAGATCATCACTGATGCGGTGGTGCTGGACGGTGACGGTAAAGGCGATTACGTGTCGCTGGATGCGATGGCTTCCGATCTCATCAATACCAAAATCCCGGCACAGTACCGTAATGACCCGCGTCTGGTGGTTCTGGTCGGCGCTGATCTGGTCGCGGCGGAGTCGTTCCGTCTGTATCAGAAAGCAGACAAACCCACGGAGAAGATCGCTGCGCAATTACTGTCTGACAGCATCGCCGGTCGCACGGCTTACGTACCGCCGTTTATGCCGGGCAAACGCATGATTGTTACGACACTGCCAAACCTGCACATCTACACCCAGCGCGGCACGCGCCAGCGCAAGGCGGAGTTTGTGGAAGACCGCAAGCAGTATGAAAACAAATACCTGCGTAACGAAGGTTATGCGGTTGAGTATCCAGAACTGTACGCCGCATTTGATGAAAGTGCGGTAACTATCGGGGCACCGGTCGCGCCTCCGGCAGGGGAGTAAGGGGGATTTAATGCAACTGTCACCGGCACAGCGCCACAGCGCACGAATTGAAGCGGAGCGGTTACTGCGACAGCAGCAGTCTCTGGACACGGAAACCAGCCTGCATATTCAGATTGTCGCGCTGGAGAAAGATGTCGCCGCAGCTGCAGCGATTGAAAGCCGCGCTGAGCGCATGGAGTTTAAGCGTGATGTGCTGTTACCGCGCTGGATGCCGACCGCGCAATCCTGGCTGGAAGGTGACAGTGTGCAACAGAATCCTGTTTTTGCCTGGTGTGTCGTCTGGCTGTTTGATACAGGCCAGTTTGACCAGGCGCTGGACTGGGCGGATGTGGCAATCCAGCGGGGGCAGGAAACCCCGGCCGCGTTCGGCAGTACGTTCCCGGTGTTTGTGGCGGATACGGTGTTGTCCTGGGCGGAAGCGGAAGCCGTACAGGGGCATGAAGTGGAGCCGTACTTCAGCCGTACGCTGGAAAACGTGACGCAGCACTGGAATGTGTATGAGGTCATTAAGGCCAAATACCTGAAGTTTGCCGGTCTGCACCTGCTACGCGATGAAAACGGAGAGCCACGCGCAGCAGCAACGGAAGACAGGGAAGTATTGCTCCGGGCTAAGGGACTGCTGGAGCAGGCGAAGGGATTCGACCCTAAATGTGGCGTTGGCACGATGTTGCAGCGTATTGCTGCGCGTCTGCGGGCGCTGAAAAAAGAGTCTACGGGAGTTTGATATGTCGTTTAAGCATGGGTTAGGCCAGGTTGTTGAAGTTTCCATTAGCGGCGAAGAGGGGCATATCAAAGCCCGTGCGGAGTACACCAACAGCTGCAATCAGTATCTGATCCACTATCAGACTGCTGACGGCCGCGCATCTGATGCGTGGTTTGAAGAAGGTGAGATTCAGGCCGCAAAACGCGGCGAGTAAGACTACCGACCCGAAAGCGGGCGCGGTGGAGGGGATCGCATAAGCGTATCGCCTGTGGAAACCGGCCTGCCCGCTTTTTTTCCGGAGAAACAGGATGTTCAGCGGAACTTCAATTGATTTTGACGATGCCACTCTGACGAATGATGGCTTCTGGCCTGACCTGAGCGTGAAAGATTTTCAGTCCCAGCGCACCATTCCGGCCGATATTGATGCGGCCACCATCCGCCAGGCACTGCTGACTGCAGCCGGCGAAATCAATGATGATCTGGTCAGTGTGGCGGCAATGTATCGCAGCGCTGGCCATGAGCGCGCGGCGGACGTTCCGGGCGTGGAAATTGACGGCGAAAATCTGTTGTGCGCCCGTTATCGCAAAGCGGTATATGCACGTGCCAAAGCTGATTTGATGGGCGAGTTTGCCTCTGTTGGTCGCCGTGAGAGCCATCCGGGGCAGGAAAGTGACGAAACCCGCTCCAGCCTGATTGCAGAGTCCACACTGGCAGTACGCCGCATCAAAGGGATGAAACGCATTACGGTGGCCATGATATGAGCCAGTTAACGGCATTAACCGATTTTCTCATTGCCAACATGCCCAGACGGGCAATGCAGGGATTTGACAGCCAGATGGACGAGATCGCGTTCATCCCGGCACAGCGGGACACCGGGCTGGGGCAGTACCGTATTGCCATCATCCGTTATAACGCCGTGCTGACGTGGGAGCGTTATCCCTACCGCGAGTACGATCCCAAAATCCTGATGGCTTTGTTTATGTCGTGGCTTTGCCAGGATGAGCGCACGCTCTTTGAGGAAACCGGCATTGACGCCGAGCTGCCGGAATTTGATATCGAAACCATCGACCAGGAAACAGCCATCATGGTGGTGACGCTGCCAATGGTGGAGGAACTGAATCTGGTTCCCGATCCCAAAGGCCAGATCCCGTTTGATGGCCAGCGCTGGAAGCTGGCAAACCCCGAAGTCTGGACGGCTGATGAGGTGATGGTGATCCCGGTCAGTGAGGGGCAGGAATGATAAATGGCGAGCTGAACAAGGAACAGTTCCGCCAGCTCCAGGAGGCGCTGAAAAAACTGGATTTACCTTCTGCGAAACGTCGCCGGCTGTTGTGGCGTATGGCGAAATACGGCGTGGAAGCTGCAGCAAAGCGTAATGTGCGCAATCAGCAGTCGCCGGAGGGTGATAAGTGGCAGGCGCGACAGACCCGGCGTAAAGGCAAAATGTTGCGCAATATGCCGAAACTGATCCGCATCCGGGAAATGCCTGAAACAGAGTCGGTCAGGCTGTATCTGGCCGGTGGTCATTACCGGAATGCGAAGGGAAATCTGCCTGCCGGCGTGGTGGGGTATGTCCAGCAGAACGGCATGAGCGTGACCGTCAACCGTAAACAGGTGGAAGGCCGTGAGCAGGGGGACAAGCCTGCATCACTGCGACAGGCGAAACGTCTGCGCAAGGCCGGGTATAAAGTCAGGCGCGGTAAGCGCTGGCGTAAGCCCGGTTATAAGGAAATACAGGAAAGGATGACCGCCAGACAGGCAGGTTTGCTTATCCGGATACTGGAGGACAAGCCGGTCAAAACGTCCTGGCAGATTGATTTACCTGCCAGGGCGTTTCTGGGGATAGGTCAGGATGATTTTAACAAAGCGCTGGCGCGACAGCTGCAGGCTATCGGGTTCGGCTGGGATGTTAACGCGCAGGATATCAGGGGGAGAGCATGACCTGGCCAATTGTGACCGTAAACCAGGTAAATCAGCTGCTGGGTGAAACCACGGAAGTGGAGCGCACGCTGCTGTTTATCGGCACGGGAACCAAAAATGTAGGTAAGACGCTGGCAGTTAACGCACAGAGTGATTTTGATGCGCTGCTGGGCGAGGGTGACAACCCGTTAAAAAGTGATGTTCTGGCCGCACTGGCGAACGCCGGCCAGAACTGGTGGGGATTTGTTCATGTGCTGGCCGCAGACAGTGAGCCGGGGGCATGGGTGGAGGCCGTTAAGGCCGCACAGGTCTCCTGTTCGGTGGAAGGTGTGGTGCTGTCTGATGATGTGGCCGCGAAAGCGCAGATTAATCAGGCGGCAACGCTGCGATCTGAACTGATTGCTAAATACGGGCGCTGGGTGTGGTTCATTCTGGCGGTTCAGGGGATGCAGCAGGATGAAGCCCAGGCGGATTATCTGGTGCGTCTGTCCACCCTTCAGGAAGGTATCGCGGAAAAAGCGGTACAACTGGTACCCCGTCTCTGGGGGAATGAACCGGGCGTGCTGGCTGGTCGTCTCTGCAACCGTGCTGTCACTATTGCCGACAGTCCGGCGCGGGTGAAAACAGGCGCGTTGCTGAGTCTGGGAAGCGATGAACTGCCGAAAGACGGTACCGGCGAAACGCTGGAACTGGCGACCCTTCAGGCGCTGGAAGCTCAGCGCTACAGCGTGCCGATGTGGTATCCGGACTATGACGGCTTTTACTGGGCTGACGGGCGCACGCTGGACGTTGAGGGCGGTGATTACCAGTCCATCGAGACGCTGCGTATTGTGGATAAGGCAGCACGCCGCGTCCGTCTGCTGGCCATCGGTAAGATTGCCGATCGCTCACTTAACAGTACACCGGGCAGTATTGCCGCACACCAGACGCTGTTTGCCCGTCCGCTGCGGGAAATGTCCACTGCGGCCAGCATTAACGGCGTGTCATTTCCGGGCGAGGTGAAACCTCCACAGGACGGTGACGTGACCATTGTCTGGAAGAACAAAAAGGCGGTGGATATTTACATTGTGGTGCGTACGTATGAAGTACCGCTGCAGATCACCATCAGTCTGTTACTGGATGCAAGTCTGGAGGCCAGCGCATGACCAAACGTATTTCAGGGATGTCCTTTGATATCTATCTGGACGGTGACCTGATCCACATTGAAAAAATTTCGCTGGATATTACCGATAACAGCGCCGCCGCACAGACGCGCGGCGTTCCTGACGGGTATGTGGACGGTGACGTTGCCGCCGAGGGTGAAATTGAAGTCAGCTCCAAAGTGCTGCAGGTTCTGACAGCCAAAGCCCGTTCAGCGGGGTCATGGCGTGGTATTCCCCCGGTTGACTTCCTTTTTTACGCCAAAGCCGGCAGCGAAGAAATGAAGGTGGAAACCTTTGGTAACAAGCTGCAGCTCAACAGCGTTCTGGATGGTGATCCGAAGGGTGGCAGTGTGTCCACGCATAAAATCAAATACTTCGTGACAAGTCCGAAGTTCGTCAACATCAACGGTGTGCCGTATCTGGAAGCGGAAGCCACGGAAAACCTGATTGGATAAGAGGCAGCAGGGATGCAGGAGTACGAAAAGGGGTTCATTGCACTGGCAGTCATGGGGGCGCTGATTGCGCTGGGTAAATTGCTCAACAGTGATGAACCAATCACCCTTCGCCTAGTGGCGGGGCGTGTCATTGTGGGCAGCGGGCTGTCACTGATTGCCGGGGTGGCGCTGTACTTTGTCCCGGATATCCACCCGCTCGCATTAGCCGGATTTGGCTCTGCGTTGGGTATTCTGGGACAGAACGTGGTGGAAGCCTGGCTGCGTAAGCGGGGGTTAACAGGGATTTTTGATAAAGGGACAGGGAAATGACTCTGAGCGAAAAACAGCAACTCTTTACCGTTATGGTGGCAAATCTGATCCAGTGGGCTGAAGAACATGGCTACCGGCTGACATTTGGTGAGGCTTACCGTACCCCGGAACAGGCTGCACTGAACGCGAAAAAAGGCAGCGGCATTTCCAGCAGTCTGCACACGCAGCGTCTGGCCGTGGACTTCAATCTGTTCATTAATGGCCAGTATCAGACCGACAGCGCGGCGTATCTGCCGCTGGGTGAATACTGGGAATCGCTGGGTGGTTCATGGGGCGGTCGCTTCAAATCCCGCCCTGATGGTAATCATTTCAGCCTGGAACATAACGGGGTGCGCTGATGGATCGCGTCGTGTCAGGCTGGTTATTCACCCTTGCTCTGGCATTTATAGCCGGCTGGAAAACGGCCGGCTGGCAGCGGGACAGTGTTGATCTGACTGTCTCAAAAGCGGTCACCGCGACCGGGGAACAACTGGCTGAAATTGCCGGTTCATCTGGTCGCCGGCTGGAAGACAAACTGGAGGCACTGAAAAATGCGCCACCGCGTGAAATCCGCACGGAAGTGGTTAAGCCGGTATTTACCAATAAGTGTCTGTCTGATGACTTTGTCCGCATGTACAACGACGCCGTCACCAGTACCGAACGTACGTTATCAGGAAAACCTGAAAACTAAATGCGCCACGCAGCTGCCGCGCCTGAGTGGAACGCAGGGAAAAGATGCGGCGGAATTACTGACACTTTATCTGGAGTTATACGGGCAGTGTGCTGCACGGCATAACGCACTTGTTGATGAAATTAATTTAAGAGAGAACGTTATTTATGGAAAAAATTAATCTGGTTGTATGCAAAAAAGAAATTACCTTTGAACCGAATCAGACTGCTTATAATAAGTTCATCAACGAAATGGCGATGGATAATAAAGTGGCACCTGCACACAATTATCTTGTGCGCATTGTGTCTGCTGAAAGTAAAGAGGCGCTGGAAGATATTCTGAAACGTCCTGGCGCAGCGCTCCAGCTTGCCGGGAAAGTGAATGAGCTTTATGCGCCAGAACTGGAAATTGAAGTAAAAAACTGACAAAACGAGTCCGGGCAATTGAACAGAACGGACTCGAACAGTATTTAATTTTACGTCGCCATTATTTACCACACGGTCAGGATTCCGTGGATGATATTTCCGCTGCCATCTGGCTGGATAATCGCCACTGGGAAAATATGCGAATAGCGGTTGCTAACGGAATCAACACTGCATTTAAAGGCACGGAATGAAACAGTTAGATTTTACATTAAGCCTGATTGATAAGCTGACGCGCCCGTTAAAACAGGCGCAGGGCAGCGTCACCGGCTTTGCGGAAAAATCAAAAGCGGCCTTTTCGCAGATTGGTGGTGGCGTGCTGGGGCTGGCCGGTACGGGGATGGCCATAAAAGGCGCGTTATCGCCGGCTATCGAAATGTACGACGCGCTGAATGATGCCGCTGCAAAAGGGATTGATAACCAGGCATTAAAGACCGTACAGCGTGACGCGCTCCGGTTCAGCATGACCTACGGTGCCAGCGCGGTGGAGTTCGTCAAATCCACAGAGAACATTAACGCGTCCATTGCCGGCCTTACCGCCAGCGAGTTGCCGAAAGTGACGAAGGTCGCTAATACGCTGGCATTTGCCCTGAAATCCACATCCGCCGACACAGCGGAGTTCATGGGGCAGATGTACGGTAACTTTTCCGCCGATGCGGCGCGGCTGGGTAAAGTCCAGTTCGCTGAGCAACTGGCGGGGAAAATGGTGTATATGCGCAAGGTCTTCGGTACCGAAATGGGCACCATTAAAGACCTGATGGAAGGGGCGCGGGGTGTCGGTACCAACTACGGCGTCGGGCTGGATGAACAGCTGGCGGTGCTGGGACAGCTCAACCGTACGCTGGGAACAGAGGCCAGCAGCGCTTACGAAGGTTTCATGACCGGCGCGATAGAGGGCGCTAAAAAGCTGGGGCTGTCCTTTACGGACTCCACCGGCAAAATGCTGTCCATGCCTGAAGTGCTGATCAAGCTGCAGGGCAAATACGGCAAAAGCCTGGAAGGGAACCTGAAAGCCCAGGCGGAGCTGGATGCGGCATTTGGTGACAGTTCAGCGGTGATAAAGCACCTGTACGGCAATGTGGCGTTACTGCAGCGTAATATCACCGAACTGGGCGGCTCTGACGGGCTGAAGCGTACACAGGAGATGGCCGGGAAGCTGGTCAAGCCGTGGGATCGCTTTGTACAAATCCTCAAAGCCATTCAAACGGTGATCGGACTGACGTTGATCCCGGTTCTGTACCCGGTCCTGAACCGTCTGGCCGATATGGGGCAGACGTTCGGCCGCTGGATGCAGATGTTTCCCAATATTGCGCGGGTGATTGGTTACGTGCAGCTTGCGCTGTTTGGTGTGGCGGCAGCGGGCGCGGTGACAAATATTGTCATGGGCGTCTCAAAATTTATCCTGGTGGGTCTGAAGGGACTCTGGAGCGCCCTGACGCTGGTCACGAAGATTTACGCGGCCACTGTCTGGATTACCTCAAAGGCTGTTGTGGCGTGGAACCTGACGCTGAAATTCCTGCGGGGTACGCTGCTGGCCGTGCGCATGGCGGCGATTATGGCCGGTATTGGCATCAACCTGATGAGCTGGCCGGTTCTGCTGGTTATCGGGGCGATTGCTCTGCTGGCAGCCGGGTGTTATCTGCTGATTAAACACTGGGATGATGTGAAAGCGGCGGTGATGAATACGGCAGCGTTTACCGCCGTGGCTGGTGTGGTGGAATGGCTTGCCGGCGTGTTTTCCGCTGCGTGGCAATGGATCACGGACGGCTGGAACAGCTTTATTGCGCTGCTGACCGGGTTTTCACCGTCACAGGCGTTAAGCGGCATGGCCAGCGGGATTGTTTCCCTGTTTGATAACGTCTGGCAGACCATCAAAGGCGGGTTCCTGAAATCGTGGAACTGGATTGTCGGAAAACTCAATAAAATTCCGGGCGTCGATATTTCACTGGCGAACGAATCTCAACCGGCACTGACAACGAATACCCTTTCAACTGGCGGTGAATTAAAAGGCGTTGATAAAGGTGGTATCAGTAAAACAATTAGCAGTAATTCTAAATCAGTAACGGATAACAGCCGTAAAATTGGTGAAGTGCATTTTCATACTAAAGAAGCGCTTTCACCCTCCCAGCTAATGGAATGGCAGGAGCTTAATGCGTGAGTGAGATTCTTTATATTGACCTGCTTATTGAGAATGGTGACTTCTCATTAAATGCCGGTAATGAGCCTGAATTATGCAATAACCGAAAAAGTATCGGGCAGGACATTATTCACGCCATTATTGAGAGCGGATTAGCCACGCAATTAATTGCGGAACGCAGTCCGACACTGAGGGCAGATATTTTTACACAACTGGAATTACTGGTTGAAAACGATGAGCGCATTGTGCCGGGAACGGTGGAAATCAGTGAAGAAAGCCAGAAACGGCTGTGGGTGACCGCGAGCACATACGATTTTGGCACGCTTTCATATCAGGTGGACTTATGACGGAAAAGCCCCAGGTTGATTTTGAAGAAGTGGTGAAAGCCAGCGGGATGCCGGTGACGGAATCTGAGGTTCGCGATCGCTTTAATGCGATTGCAGCTGACGAGGGGATTATCACCAATACGTCCCGCATGTCACCGTTCTGGCGGTTAATCACCGCCATTGTGACCGCACCAGTGATGTGGCTGAAAGACGTTCTGGTATTCACCGTGCTGGCCAATATGTTTGTGGCCACAGCCAGCGGGAGCATGTTGCGTCTGCTGGCGTGGGCGGTGAACGTCACGGCAAAACCGGCGAGCGCTGCACAGGGTGTGATCCGCTTCTTCAAAGAAGATGCAAAAGCTGTGGTGACGGTGAAAGCCGGGACGATTATCCAGACAGAGCGCATTAACGGCCGCGTGTATGAGCTGGCCACCAGTGAGGATGTGGTGATCGCTTCCGGTATGGCCAGCGCATTACTGCCGGTGAAAGCCACCGGCACCGGGGGCGCATATAACCTTGCGCCGGGATATTACCGCATTCTGCCGGTTGCCGTTGACGGTATCAGCCACGTGACCAGCGAAGAAAACTGGCTGACCGTACCGGGCGCGGATGAAGAAAGTGATGATGAGCTGCGCGAACGCTGCCGCAATCAGTTCAATCTGGTGGGGAATTACCACACTGACGCCGTTTACCGGTCAATGATTGCCGGCGTTGCAGGGCTGAGTATTGACCGGATTTTCTTTGAACATGAAGCGCCGAGGGGACCCGGTACCGCCAACGCGTATCTGTTGCTGGACAGCGGGGTGGCTTCTTCGCCGTTCGTGGATGCCGTCAATGACTATATCAACACGCAGGGGCATCACGGCCACGGTGATGATATGCAGTGCTATCCCATGCCGGAAACGCTTCATGATCTGTCCGTCACGGTTTATGTCAAAAATCTGGCCAATTTCAGCGATGAGGACAGGAAAACCCTGAAAGACGGGGTGGAAAACATGATCCGCTGTGCCTTTCGTGAGAATGCTGATTATGACGTCAGGAAGACGTGGCCATATTCGCGGTTTTCCTTTTCTCAACTGGGGCGGGAAATTCATAAAACCTTTGCGCAGACGGAATCACTGTCTTTTTCGCTGGGCGACATCACCAGTGAACTGAGTGTGCCACGCCTGAAATCGCTTGCGGTGGTTATTGAAAATGAGTGAGTTCCTGAAAAAGCTGGCCGGGATGGTGCTTCCTTCCTGGATGAACAAAGGGGAGCCGGCCAAGTTGCTGAAAACGGCGCGGCGGTTCTGGGCTGAGGTTTACGGCTGGGTAACGTGGCCAGTGAATCAGTTCGATCCGCTGACGTGTACGCCGGTATTACTGAACCTGCTGGCGTACGACCGCGACATTACCCGCTTTGACGGTGAACCGCTGGCATTGTTCCGTAAGCGCGTGGCATATGCCTTTGTGAATGCGCGGGATGCCGGTTCCGTTGAGGGGTTTATCAACATCTTCGAACGGCTGGGAATTGGGTACGTTGAGCTGCAGGAACGCCAGCCGGGGATTGATTGGGACGTGATACTGGTTCGCGTGACAGACAGCCAGATTGCGGACAACACGCAGTTGCTGATCCAGATAATTCGCCAGTACGGGCGAACATGCCGCCGTTATCAGTTTGAGGTGATCACGTCTGAAAGCTTGGCCATCCGGGCGGGATGGGATCAGGGAGAATATGTGGCGTATCCGGCAGCGTTAAACAGTACGGAAACAGACAGCGCGACGTTTAGCGCGGGTTTATAGGGAGATTTTATGTCACAGACAGCTATCACACTGGCATTTGAACAGTGGAAGGCGCTGCAGGGTGCCACTGGCGAGCCTGTCCTGCTGGACGAATTTGTTTTTGCGAACGTGCCGGGACTGAATCCAGAACAACCCGTTGATCGCAGCGAGACACTGCCACCGGCCGCGCAGATTGTTCACCGGCAGGCAGTCAGCCGTAAAGGTGTGGTGAATGAAAATGCCGTGGTGCACTCCGTTGTGCTGGGTGCGGATGTGGGCGATTTTTCGTTTAACTGGATCGGCCTGATTAACAAGGCCAGCGGCACGCTGGCGATGATTGTTCATGCGCCTGTCCAGCAAAAGCTGAAAACTGCAGAAGGGCAGCAGGGGAATGTTCTGACCCGTTCTTTCCTGATGGAATACAACGGCGCACAGAAAGAAACCGGCATCAATACGCCCGCTGAAACCTGGCAGATTGATTTTACTGCGCGTATGGCCGGAATGGATGAGCGCCAGCGCCTGGAAAATATGGATATCTATGGTGCGGCGGCGTTTTTTGGTAACGGGTATCTGGTAGCCAAAATCGGCAATCAGTTTTTTGTCACGAAAGGCACAGGTTATGTGGCTGGACTTCGTGCGTCACTGACTGCGAACCAGAATATTACGGTGACGACAAAGCCGGTAAAAGTCTGGCTGGATGTGTGCTGGACAGGGACACTGACCAGTGTCTGGAATGTGCAGAGCAAAATCACGGTGGCTGCAAATCTTGCTGATTACGTTCAGAACGGGGTTCAGCATTACGTGTTTGCGGTGGCCAGCATTGATGTGGATGGTCACATCACGGATTTACGACCAAAAGGTAGCCTGGGAGAACAGCAGGCCAGCAGCGATTTCTTGCGTAAGGATGCAAACCTTGCTGATGTTAACGACAAAGCGAAAGCCAGAAAAAATCTTGAACTGGGTGAACTGGCTGTTTTAAGCATTAGTGATGTTGTACCTGTTGGGGTGCCACTTCCCTGGCCGACAGATATCCCACCGGCGCGTCACGCAATCATGCAGGGACAGGCATTTGATACAGTGGCTTGCCCGCAATTGGCTATTGCATACCCATCGGGTGTTCTTCCTGATATGCGCCGCCAGACAATCAAAGGGAAACCAGATGGCCGCGCAGTATTGTCCTGTGAAGATGATGGCAATAAATCCCATGCCCACACTGCGAGTGCATCCAGTACGGATTTGGGAACGAAATCAACATCCTCATTTGATTACGGTACTAAAACGGCGAGTACGTTTGACCACGGTACAAAAACGACAAATACGACAGGGGCGCACGCACACGGTTTTACCACGCGAGGCACTGATGGTTCAGGAATAGCCAGATCAGCAGGCGGAAGTGGTACTGCATATACCGTAAATACCAGTTCAGCGGGAAACCACGCGCACACCGTAGCCATTGGCGCACATAATCACTCCGTAGGTATTGGCGCTCACTCTCATACCGTAGCCATTGGCGCACACAGTCACACCATTACCGTCGTCGCGTCGGGCAACGCAGAAACGACCGTTAAGAATATTGCATTTAACTACATAGTGAGACTCGCATAATGACTTTTAAAATGAGTGAAACCGATCAAACAGTTACTGTTTATAACCTGCGTTCCGATACGAATGAATTTATTGGTTCGGGTGATGCTTTTATTCCTGCGCATACCGGACTGCCAGCTAACTGCACCACGATAAAGCCACCGGCAATCAAAGCGGGATTTGTGGCGATTTTTGATTCAGAGAAGCAAAGATGGATTTCCCGTGAGGATCACCGTGGTGAGGTGGTGTTTGATACAGAAAACGGTAATGAACTGGTGATCACCGAGCCAGGCGCTTACCCGGAAGGGACAACCACGTCAGCACCGGCTAATGCCTGGCAAAAATGGAATGGTAAGGCGTGGGTGGATGATGCGGAGGCCATGCGAATTGCATTAGTTAGCGAAGCAGACGCCGAAAAGAAAAGCCTGCTTAAACAGGCCAATGACGCCATTGCCACATTGCAGGATGCCGTTGATTTAGACATGGCAACCGAAGAAGAAGCACTGCTGCTTATCGCATGGAAAAAATACCGCGTTTTACTGAATCGTATTCAACCGGAAGATGCGCCAGAAATTGTGTGGCCGGAGGTGCCTGGAAATGTGGCGTGAAGCACGTCTGGCCTTCACGGATTCAGTTGCTGCGCTGAACTGTTCGATCGTCCCTGCGCATCCGTGGATTTATGGGCTGGGACAGCAGACAGCGAACGGGGCATATCTCAGCCCTGTTAATGCCGTTCGCTATCTTGCTGAACGCCTGGCCGGAACCGGGGGGAATGCGGATGTGGTGATTATGATGGTCACCGGACAGACGCAGGAAAACTTTATGGCCAGCCTGAATAACCTGGTCGGGATTTTCCCCGCCCCGGCATTCACGCAGGTCAAACGGTTGGCGCAATCCGCCGCAGCGTTGGCTATTGAAAAGATGCAGATCCCTGCGAAAGCCGCCGCAGCATTACCTGCGTCCATTCCACTGTCTGTACCAACCAGCAGGGCAGCTTTATCTGCTGCGGCAATCAGCCAGGCACAAAAGGCGGCGGGTGCCGGGTTTGATATCGAAGGGCTGAAAAAACAGCTGGGCGAGTTCACGCAGCTGCGTGACCAGCTTATCAGTGATGTGGCCAGCGGCCTGAATGATTTACAGGAAAAAAGTGCCAGAGCGTGGGTTTTTACTGCCAGCGGAGACACCGGCACTACGTTACTGGAACTGATGAAGGACATTCCGCAGCAGTCTGCCGTTTACACCGCTGCCATGATGCTGGTTGGCGATAATCTTGATGGAATAAAGGGAATGATTCATGACTTCGATCCCGACACTGGCGCTTAATGGCGAGGCCATCCAGCTGAAAAACATGCGGGTGACTGTTTCACAGCAATTTCAGGATAAAGATCAGTCCGGCCAGACCAGTGCCACAACAAAATCAGAGCAGGGAGCAAAGGGAAAGGAACTGCGGATCAGCGGTGAAATACCTTTTAAACAGCCTGAAATACTGAAGCGTATTTTTGAGCTGGCCAGTGCTACCGATGCCAGTGGTAATCGTCAGAAGTACCGAGTGGCGCATGAAGTTGCCCGTGCTGTTAATTTTCGTGAAGCAACGTTCAGCGGAATGCTGGATGCACCCCAGCAGGACGGGAAAATGGCCTGGCTGGTGACATTCACACTGGCGGAACATATCAGCGTGCAGGAAAAGCGAGAGGCCAGGGCAACAGGTAAGACGACCGCAAAAAAACAAACTGCCGGTAGTGCGGGACAGTCCGGTGGCCAGTCTGCCGGAGAGGATGAAGAAAAACTGACGTGGTTTGAACGCAAGGTGCTGAAGCCCGTCAATGATGCTTTGGGTTAATGATGAAACCAGTAAAACGCCTTTACCTTTCAACGGATGAAGTTCACCTGGTGGATGCCAGCCTGGTACTGGAGCTGAACAGCTGCGGCCGGGGCTTCATCACCGCAGAGACAACAACCGATTACACCGGAAAACTGGTGCGGCTGGATGTGGGGTATACCGATCTGCTTTTGCGCTGGTTTACGGGGTATGTGGAGCGATCGCAGCCCGCTGAAAACGGTTTTCAGCGTCTGTTCATTCGTGAGCTGGCAGGTGTGTTTGAAAGGATGTGGCCATGTTCGTTTCAACACCCGACTTTGCGTGAAATTGCGGGCTGGCTGGAAGAAAACAGCGGGATCACGGTCAGTGTGCCTGATGCACAGTACAGCGATACCCCAATCCCACATTTTACCCATAACGGTACTGGTTATCAGTTGCTGAACAATCTGGGCAGGGCGTTCAGTATCCAGGATTACATCTGGTACCAGTTGCCTGATGGTTCGCTTTACGTCGGAGGCGCAGAAAAATCATTGTTTGCCGGTCGTTCCGTAGAAATCCCGTCAGAGTTCAGCCAGGGGGCTGCTGGCGGTAACTCTGTGACATTACCAGTGATCCAGACTATGCGGCCAGGGGTGGAGATGAACGGTGAACGCGTGACTAAAGTTCACCTGACTAATGACACGATGGCGATCACATGGACACCGAGAAACCGCGCAACGGGTAAACCTTTGCAGAAAACACCAGCGCAACGGCAGATTGAAAGCCATTACCCGGAACTGACATCCGGGCTTCATTTGCCAAAGATGGCCAGAGTCGTGGCGCATTCAGAGCCGGTAAAAAGCGGTAACTTTGCCGATCCCTTCCGGCCACGTTACGCCGTGGACGTGCAGCTGCTTGACGCAGACGGAAACCCGGACAATCAGACGCCTGTTTATTCAGCGGTGCCGCTGCCGGTACCAATGGCCGGGAATGATTCAGGTATGTTTCAGTTCCCGCCAGAAGGGACGCTGGTTGAGGTCGCATTCACAGGAGGCAGACCGGATAAACCTTTTATCAGGCAGACGCTACCGGATGGCACCAGTCTGCCGGACGTTAAACCCGGTGAGCAATTACAGCAGCAGCGGGAAGAAGTATCCCAGAGAGTGACTCAGGCGGGTGACTGGGTAAGGCAGACCGATCAGACCATCAGCGAAACATCGATGGTGCGAACCGTAAAAGCCGATACGGAACAGCGCGAACTGGTCAGCCGTGAAACCACAGTGAAAGCCACGGATAAAACCACGGTACTGGGAACCGCCACACTGCTGGCCGGAGCCATCCAGCAGGTAAGCGCCGGTGATTATAGCCAGGCGGTGAAAGGTAACAGGCTGGCCAGTATTGAAGGAAACGAAGAAACGGACATAGCAGGACAGCAGTCCACTAAAGTGGGCGGAGCTGTAGCCGTGGAGGTTGGCGAAAGCCTGACAGAGAAGATTGCCGCACTGCGTAAATCAGTGGCCGCTGGCGGTCAGCAGGTCATGGGGACAACTGTCCATATTGGCAGTGAGAGTATCAATGCCCTGACCATGATGCTGGACACCATTGATTTGCTGGCAGAACTGGCAAGGCAGTGCGCCAGTCACTCACACCCCAGCGTAGGCACACCGACCAATGCGTCATCATTTACTCAGACTGCCACGAAAGCCGGAGAAACCCGGAGCAAGTACCAGAATATTATCGCCTGATTACCCAACTAGCCCGCGTCATGCGGGCTTTATCGTACCCACCAGACCTCACCAGACGCATTCTGAGCGCCGCAATTATCTGCACCCGTTCATCCCAACCTGATTAACTTCAGTAGCGCAGCAAGGCGCTGATACAGCCTGCCGCGACGAAATAACGGCGGAAGTGACGAAAACGGCGCTACACCGCACCCGCCTGCGGTTTTCGTGTTGAGAATGATTTCAGTTTTTCCGGTGGTACAAAACACATCGCCAGACCGCACCAGCGCTGGAGCTTTGGCAGTAGTTCGCCAACTGAAATGTGTGAAACAAATTTCAAGGATTTCAGTTTTTGTGCGATGACCGGCTGTGGGTGAACAATGCCGGTGCCGGGTTTCATGCGGGGTTAACAGCTATTACGTGACTTTTTACGTAACGGTCGCAGCGAGATCAGGTCAGTGCGTGGAAGTGTCCAGGCCTTAGCTGACGTGCTCTGGCGCGGAATGACAGTGGAACGCGGAACTGAAATACTTTGCACAGCCTGAACCATCGGCATACCTGAGATAACTTACATGCACCAGTGCTTAAATCAGTCACAGATAGATATACAAAACTACCAGAAAATCAGGGTGATTTCTGACCAAATCTGATTTTTTCAAAAAATTATGGGGACTATCGGAAAACCGTCACAAGCGTCACAAGATTTAAAGATGTTATCTATCTATATGATATATATAAATAAAGCATGGAATTGAAAACCATCACAAAACTATCACAACAGTATCACAGTGTGACGGTCTTAAAACATCACAACGCAGCTTTATAACTCACTGAATTTACTAGGTGTGACGGTTTATGTTACGTTTTGTGATGGTTTTACCGTCACAACATTTATTGTTTAGAATCATTAGGATAGGATTTCTTTTGTAAGGTGTGATGGTTGTGACGGTTTTCCGATAGGGCTTCCAATATTATGTTATGTAGATGTTTTTATTATTTAACGGGGTTTAATATCTTGGTAAGAGTGAAATGATGTAAGTTCTGTTAATATTTATATTAGCTACAAATATAGTACCGTATGGTATTAATAGCGTGCTTGTAATTTTTTATGGTTAAAGCTAAGGGACTAAAATGAAATTATCTCCAGCAGAATTAAAGTTAGAAAAAGATAAGGTGCAGGATAATAAATTCAATCAATATGTTAAGCGTATCACACTAAAAAATGTCAGAGGATTTGATGAGGAAATTGTAGAATTTAAAACCCCCGTAACTGCACTTATTGGTACCAATGGTGGCGGGAAGTCGACGATATTAGGTGCTGTAGCCCTCGCTTATAAAAATGTTAAGCCAAGTAAATTTTTCCCTAAATCATTTTATGGCGATGATTCGATGAGTGATTGGGAGATTGGTTTTGAGTTGATTGATAAGTCCATTTCAAAAGATAAAAACATTAACAGAACTGCAAAGTTTAAACAGATGAAATGGCGTAGAGATAGTTTTCCGGAGCGAAATGTTGTATATGTAGAAATACAACGAACGGTGCCTGCTGGTGAGCTAACTAAATTCAATAAGTTTTTATCTGGTGATTCAGAACAATTTGAAGTAAAAAACCTTAATCCAGATACAATAAAATATTGCACTGCGGTTTTGGATAAAAAAATTGAAGATTATAAATGTGTAATAAATAAGTATGATCCATCTTCTAGAATGTTTGTAGGCAAGGCGTTGAATGGTTCTGGTTATTCTCAGTTTCATTTTGGTGCTGGTGAAGCCTCAATAATAGATACTATTGATAGAATTGAAAATGCTACCGATAATTCTCTGATCTTGATTGAAGAAATTGAGAATGGGTTGCATCCCGTCGCAGTAAGATTGTTTGTTAATTATTTGACTAATGTCGCGAAACGAAAAAAACTGCAGATAATATTTACAACACATTCACAGGATGCAGTGAATGAGCTTGAGCCAGAAGCCGTTTGGGCCTCCATTAATAAAAAAGTATGGAATGGTAAACTAAGCATTGAAAGTTTACGTGCTATTACAGGGCAGAAGGTGAATTCGAAGGTTATATATGTTGAGGATTCTTTTGCAAAAGAGTGGGTTGAGAATGCGATAGATAGATATCTTCCAAAATTAGCTTCAACAATAAAAGTTTATACTGCCGGCGGATATCCTAGTGTTGTTAAGGTTAGTCAATATCATAATGAGAACCCTACCATTCATTATCCTTCTATTGCCTTAGTTGATGGCGATATTAAAGGACGGCAGGGAACTAAGGAATTGCCTGAAAATGCAATGTTTATCGGGGAAGATTATCCTGATGCTATAGTCTATCATTATATTGCTAAAAACATAGAAGAACATGCTTCAGTTTTAAGGCAAAGATGTTTGTTAACAAGGTTTGATGCTGAAAAAATTAAGGCTGCTGTTGAGAGTGTAATGCATTCGGCATGTGATCATCATGTTTATTTTACTAGATTAAGTGATAAATTGGATTTTACATCTGAGTTGTTTATTAGGGCCGGTATGATAGATTTATTCAATGAACACAACTCTGAGTTTTGGTCGCCAATCATGGACTTCATTAAAAAAGGATTGGAATGA